TTGCTGATATCCTATGCAGCTGGCTCGGCCCTTTCAGGCCTAGTGAATGGAACTTTAGGCACGGACCTGGTGCAGTTTCTGACCGCCGATTTGGGTCGTATAAATACGACTTCGACCAGTGGCCAGAACGGCTCGAATCGATCTTCCCGTGGGCCGACTTTGCAAGAGCAAATTACGGCGCATGTGAAATCGAATCTATGGAAGCAGCCATTCTTCGCGGTTTCTACCACGAGCGACCTGCTAAGTTGCACGCCGTACCGAAGACTATTCGAACTCCCCGGCTTATCGCCAGTGAGCCCGTTAGTTTCCAGTGGTGTCAGCAAGCAGTCCGTGACTACTTCTATACCCGCGTTGCCCGCTCCCCTCTGCGAATGTTCATCTCCTTTGATGATCAAACGTTGAATGGGCGGTTGGCGCAGGAGGCCTCCATGAGTCAGTCGCACTCTACAATTGATTTGTCGAGCGCTTCAGACAGGATATCCTGTTGGCATGTGGAGCGTCTATTCAGGCGCTCCCCATCCCTATTGTGTGCATTACAGTCCACTCGGGCTGTATACATACAGCAAGATATCTGTAAAGTGTCTCCCAAGTATCATTACTTGCGGAAATACTCTACCATGGGTAATGCTACTACGTTTCCAGTGCAATCGATTTTCTTCTTATCGTTAGCGATTGCTAGCGTACTCAACGTACGCGGCATTCGCCCAACAATGGGAAGTATTCGAAAGCTGGGCACGAAGCAGGTCCGAGTCTTCGGAGATGATATAATCGTCCCTGAAGACTGTTCTGCAGTACTGGTAGGCTTATTAACCCATCTTGGGTTAAAGGTTAATCCCGACAAGACCTTTTTAGGCGGTGCTTTTAAAGAATCTTGTGGGATAGACGCTTTTAGGGGTGACAATGTCACCACTATTAACGTCACCTGTATGCCTACTCGCGCTAGCCCTTCTACCGTCATAGCGGCCGTTGATGTTCATAATAATCTGCTTACAGCAGGTCTTATTAACACTGCGGCTTTTATGAGAAAGACAGCTAAGTCTCTTGGCTTTAACCAAGTCAGAGAGACGAAGCACGGTAGTGGGTCGTTTGGCTGGCAGACTTATGATCCTCCTTGCAATACCCACCTTCGTGGTAGGTATAACTTGAAGCTTCATAGGTTTGAAACTCGGTGTTTGCAGCTTGAAGCTGTGACCCACCGAGCCCCTGCCAACGGTAACCCTGGTGTTCTTCAGTTCTTTACTGAAGCTGCTAAAGAGGTAACCAGTGCTGTTTCAACACTTGGCTATCTCACCAGGAGGCCTCAGGCTAAACTGCGCCTGAGGTGGGTACATTAGTGTCCCAACCGCGTCCTTTCCAGGGCGTGGGCAAGGTACTAGTGTGGAG